GGAGGTATCAAGAGCATCCACTTGATTTCGTGGACTGCTTCAAAATTCACTATTGCGAGTGGCGAAGTTACTGCAACCACCGTAGTAAGTGGTGATGTTTATGACTATGAATTGCCAAAGGGTACTGGCTCAATGACTAACACTACAAACGTGTCAGTTGAGAACGGTACTACTTTCAATCAATGTGACGTAGCATTCAAATTGCGTCGCTTGTCTACTACTAAGCGCAACGAGATGAAACTTCTCGCTCAAGGTCGCACGTACACTATCGTACGTGACAACAACGATGCGTATTGGTTAGTAGGTAACGAGTATGGATGCGATGTGACTGCGATGGTTGCAAATAGCGGAACTGCTATGGGCGATTCAAATGGTTACGAAGTGACTTTGTCAGCAATCGAAGCGGAAGCACCTTACAAATTGCAATCTAGCGTAGTGACTGCGTTAGGAATTTAACGTACATTTGTAGTTGTTCTTGATTCATATTAGTTTTCAGAATTGGGAGGGCTTAGGCTCTCCCTTTTTTGTTACATCTTTTTGACGTTGCTATTTATTTAAGATGCTAACTATCAACAAAGGTCAAACGAAGTACTGGTACTTGACACTCACCGAGATTGCGAGTGCATCGTCTTACGTCTTCACCTTTACGCATCGGCAAACATTCACTCAAGTGACTAGAACTTTGAGCGATGTTTCAACGCATACAGAACGCTACAATCAATTTCAATTCATCGAGGGTACTACTGCTACTCTTTTAGAGGGAGAGCATGAATATAGCGTTTCTACAAGCGGTGGGACACTATGCGAAACAGGTATTCTCAAAGTAGAAACCACAACTAGTAGCACACAATACACACCAACACTAACAGAAAAAATCTACACAACATGAGTACTTCAACAGACATCATCGCAGGTGGTGGGGCGTTTAAGCGTCACGCCTCTGGTACCGTTACTGCCGTTTCTTATAACGCAGTTATCCCTCAAGAAGATACGGTTTTCACTTCTTTCTCAGTCAATGGCGTAAACGTCTTGAGTGATAGGGGTATGAGTGGCGTTACATTCAAGCAAGGTGCATACTTGCCAGCGGGTAACGGCTTGAAAATTACGGGCTTTGTAACTTCTTCGGGTTCTGTAATCGGCTATTAATGAGAATGGGCATAGGGTTGGGCGTTGGAATCAATCGTTCCAATTATGCCCAAGGGATATTTAGTGCTTATCAGAGTCGGGTTGTTGCCGATGGTGGAGTAACTGAAGCGGGTGCTTGCGTGGATGCGGTTAGTGGGTTGCTACAAACTGCATCGTTGTTGCTGATTCCATCGGGCTACAAGTCGGGCAAAGCATATGCCGAAATCCCCACCAACGGGAACGGTGATTTAACTTGGACAAGGGCATCCACGGCACTACGCACAAATAGTTCGGGCTTGTTGGAATCAATGGGTTCGGGTGTTCCCCGTCTATCCTATATGTACGGCAGTTGTCCTGCGTTGTTGTTAGAACCGCAGAGGACGAATTTGGCGTTAAGGAGTGAGGAGTTTGACAATGCGAGTTGGGGAAAAACTGCCAGTTCAATTACAACAAATACCACCACTTCGCCCGATGGAAATACAACGGCGGATACCTTAACGGCAGATGGCACAATTTTAAATCACGGGGTAGAACAATCAATTTCGGTAACAAGTGGGACAACTTACTCTTGGTCAATTTACGCAAAGAAAAACACAAACGATTTTTTACAAATTGTCGCATCGTCGGGCAGATTTGGTTTAAATGTGTGGGCAAATTTTGACCTAAATAGTGGCGTTTTAGGTTCGGTAGGTTCGTCAACTACGGCATCAATTCAAAATGTTGGTAACGGGTGGTATCGTTGTATTATGACGGCAACTGCAACTGGTACGGGTTCAGCCGCAACATATATACTGAATATCATTTCTTCATCAACATCGGTTAGGTCAGAATTAAACACACTCACCACATCAGTATTTTTATGGGGCGCACAATTTGAAGTCGGCGCATATGCCACAACCATAATACCAACAACCACCGCATCTGCCACCCGTGTTGCGGATTCATTCAGTCGCAATAACATCTACACCAATGGTTTGATTACAAGCAGTGGGGGTACTTGGTTTGTGGAGTTGAGGAATAACATTGCATACAATGCTCAAGATTTTTCAAATTTTATGTTTCTTGGGGATGGTAGCACAATTTCGGCAAGTAATATGTTGGCGATTGCGCCGCAAAGTACATCTTTGCAGAGAGTTCGAATTACAAAAAAGATTGGCGGCACTTATACTTATTTATATTTGACATTGACGGATAATGCTAAAATTGCTTTCAAATGGGACGGCTCAACAGCCGATGTGTTTGTAAACGGGGCAAAGGTCGTTTCAAGCACTTCATTCGCAGTTACCAATATGGAATTTTTAAACGGAGGCGCTTCGGATGTCCCCAAATTTATCCAAGCAATGGCACTCTATCCCTCACCGCTATCGGATACCGATTGCACAACCATTACCACCTTATGACCATAGATGATTATATGGATGAAATAATCAATTTCGGTTACAATATTCAAGGATATAACAATAATAAAATGACCTTCGCAAAATACCAATTCACCAACCAAGCCGAATGGCTAACATACCAAGCCCAAATCACGGTTGAGGGTTCGGTAACTTACACCGATTGTGCAGTACACGAAATAGGTAACATCTGCCTTGCCACCGATGAAGAAGGTAACTGCACCGACCTTTCCCCGTTGTATGCGGTTGACATCCTTTGGAACGATGAACCGTTGGAATCATTCAGCACAAAAGAGGTGTTTCCAAATCCTATTGGCGTTCATACTTTTAGTGGGTGTGAGTCGCTTTACCTTGCCCGTTTCTGTGAATTTAACCCCGAATCACCTTACTGCGTAAACCTGTTACAAAATGAAACACTTTGAAAATGATACAATCGCAAACATCGCAACGGGTATTTCTTGCTCGTCTGCGGTGCTACATTTTGCGACTACTTGGCAACCTCTTTTTTCTCTTATTCTGGCTCTTGTTGGTATTGTATCGGGATTGTTCGCGATTCGTTACTACGCTAAAAAAATCGAGAAACTAGATGGCAAAGACTAGCAATACTAGTGTATTTAGAGCGAAGCCAAAGAACAAACTTCGTCGACACACTAAGCACGTCAACAAGCACAAAAGCGCAAAGCCGTATAAAGGTCAAGGCAAATGATAGATAGAATCTTCAAGAATTGGAAGACTACTGCTCTAGGAATTGGAGTGATTATCGCTTCATTCGTACTCGTATTCTTTGAGAAGACGACATTGAGCGAGGTTTCTGTATTCTTAGGTGGTGGATTTATGATGCTATTTATCAAAGACAAAAAAGAATAAACGCTATTTACTAGTAATGAACTTCGAGAGACTTCAATTTCACGAGAATAAACTACCGACATTCAAAGAGAATAAGTCGAAAGACATATACAACTTTGGTGACGACAACTTGTACCCCGATTTACTAGTAGACTTGTTCTCTAAATCACCCAAACACAACGCTATTGTATCATCAAAAGCGTCATATGTTGCAGGTGTAGGAACTGCTATCGTAGGTGAGAACACACAAGACGTAGCAAAAGCAGAAGCAAAACTAAAGTCAATCAACACATACGAGTCGTTTGAAGAAGTAAAGCAAAAAATCGCTTACGACTTAGAGTTGTTCAATGGCTTTGCAATCGAAGTAATTTGGAATCGTGCGAAGACTGCAATCGCAGAACTTTACCACTTACCTTTCAAGAATGTACGAGTAGGTCTTGACGATTGCTACTATTATAGCGAAGATTGGTCAAATCGTAGAGAAGAGATTGTTCACTACAACCCTTTCAACGAGAACACTCGTGAGTCAAAGCAGTTATTCTACTACAAGATGTATAGACCAGGTCAAGGTGTTTACCCTTTGCCCGACTACGTCGGTGCGTTGAAGTACATCGAGATTGACACAGAAGTTTCAAACTGGCATTTGAACTCTATTAA